AGTAATTCGCATCCGCCATCGCCGTCGTGAAGTTCACCGTGTAGTCGCCCGTGCCGTTATCAGTAATGCTGCTCACATTGCCGCTAGCGCGAATAGCGACCGTCGAAGTGCCATTGAAGTTCACCCACGCCCGCGCTGCATAGATCGGTGCAGAGCCTGACTGTGCGCCATCAAGTTTGGCGGCGGTGATGTTGGCGTCAGCAACCTTGGCGGTGGTGACTGCACCAGCAGCAATGTCTGCGGTGACAATCGAATCATTCGGCAACCCGCCTGCGCTGATGCCAGTGATTGTTCCAGAGCCGTTGATTGCGATTGGCATGACTTACACCACCACCCAAGAAGCGCCCGAGGGCACCGTAACGGTCACCCCAGCGTTGATCGTAATCGGTCCGGCCGACATGGCGTTTTTATTTGCAGTCAAAGTGTAGTTGGTAGTCACCGTCTGACCATTCTCGTAGAAGATGTCATCAGACGATCCACCCGTTGCACCGCCGCCAATGGCGCCCCAGGCGCTGGCTTTGTAGCCCTCGAACTGGTTGAGGGTGGTGTTGTACCGGATCATCCCGTTGACCGGGGTGCCGGGGCGTTGGCCGGTGGTGCCGTCCGGCAGTTCCAGTGCCGTAGTCGTGGCAAGGATAACGTTGCCGGTGAAGGTCGCACCAGCCAAAGACGCCAGGCCGAGGTTGGTGGAGGCCAGCGTGCCAACAGTTACCCAAGCCGAGTTGGCGGCATTGCGGATCTTGAGCAGGCCGGTAGTCGTATCAGGCCACCACTGGTAGGCATAGGTGGTTGTCGGCGCAGTAGCACCGCTGTTGTTGGTGGCGATTGCGGCAAGGGCACCGTTGAGGTCTGAACGGACTGCCGCCCCTGTGCCGTTGGATATGACGTAATCGTGCTGAGCCACGAATCAGGCGCCCCCTAATACAAGAAGTTTAGCCCTGCCGTCCATATCCGGTTGCACTCCATGTGAAGTTGCGGGTGACTGGACTACCACCGGAGTTGTAGAAGCTGATCTGGAAGCCCGTTCCGGTCACGTTGGAGATCTGGAAGTAATCGCCGGCCTGCAGGTTTTGTGCCGTCACACCGACGCTCGGCAGGTAAGCGTTCAAGCCGCCGATGCTGGCCGTCCCAGTGAAGAACGGGTAGGGGAACGTCACGGCGGTGTTGGTGGTGCCGCTCACTGCGGCGTTGCTTTGCTCGGTCCGGCGTTGGACGGTGGCGAGGTAGCCCAGCTCATCGACAAGGATGTTTTCGGCAACGTCGTTGCTGGTCAGCGTGGTGCGGAACTGGAAGCCACGGCCACGGAAGGTGCCATTGACGAACGGCTGCCATGCGTTCCACGTCGGGGTGCCGCTCGGGTTGTCGGTGGTGCTGCGGAGTTCGAGGATGGCGTTCACCGCGTCGATCACGCCGCCGTCCCAATCGCTCCAAGCGTCCACATCAGCAAGGCGGCTGTCAATCAGGTCGCTGGGGAAGTAGCCGCGGGTGACGAAGTAGCGGCTGAAATCGATGGAGAAGGTGTTGCCGAAATCAACGGTGGTGGCGAAGTCGTAGGTGCCGGAACTTTGAACGTCACCAATCACGTCGAACGTAACCATGGCGTCCACGTCAAGCACGGTGTCAAATAATTCCGAGCCATCCAGCGTCAGGGCGTCAAATTCGTCGCTGTAGAAGGTGTTGGTGCAAGTGCCTTGGAAGGGCGGCACGTCTTGGTCCTCGCGCCGGTTGATCAGCGTGAGCGGTGCCAGCGTGTCAGGCAGGTCGATGATGATGCTGGTTTCGCTGGCGCTCTGGCGGCCGCCGTCATCCTCGAACTTGACCAGCACCTCACCTTCCACCAGCGGGATGATGGCCTCGGTGGAGCTACCGGATTTGGCGGGAATCAGGTCAACGCTGTTGCTCCAGCTAGCCGAGCCGTCGGTCAGGTTGCTGTGGCGGATGTGGATTTTGCCGCCAACCTTCACGTCGAGGTCTACGGTTTCGTCCCAGCGCAGGCGGCCGGAGTTGGCATTGATGGCTTCAAAGCTTAGGTTTTGAACATTTCCTGGAACTGCAGTTTTACCAAGTAAGACAAACTGATCAGTGGCGATTGCACCACCCTTGTTGACGTAGTTGTACGCCTGAATTTGTACGTAAAGCGTTCCAGGATGCGTGTTGAGGATCTTGATTGACGGCGAGGTGGTGTTGACCTGCTGCCAGTTGTCGTTATCGACGCGGTATTTAACGCGAAACTCAGAAACGCGATCTTTGGGGCTGATCCAGCTAAGGGTGAAGCCGGAAAAAACGCTTTGGCCGTCTTGGTATAGATATTCAGTGCCGTCAATGCTGCTGACTGCATCGGGCGGGTCGCTGAGGTTGCTGATGTCGCGGGTGGTCAGCGTGTTGTCGCTTTCAATCGCGTTGTAAATGCTGCTGTTGTATTGCAGGGCGGTGACGCCGTAGATGCCGTCGTCCGATTCAGCGACGTTGAGGACGCGGAATTGCTGGGATTCGATGTCGTCGGTTTGGATGAGCCAGATGGCGTTGGCGTTGGGTGCTTCGCTAAATGGGTTGCCGACCGTGATTGTGCGGTCGCTGATGGATTGGATTGGGCGGAGTTCAACGTTGCCGCTGGGCAGGATCACCGAAATGCGCGGGTTGCTAGCCGGGTTGACGGACAGGCTGCTGCTGGAATCAACCGTGATGGTGGTTGTGGTGGCAGAGCTGACGCGGCCGCTGCGACGTGTACCAGCCTTCATCGGGTCGGCAACATCAATCACCATCCCAGGGCGCAGGATGATGCCGCTGTCAATAGACACCGAGAAGGTGACGGTTTCGGTCAGGTTTTGTTCGCTCAGCAGCGCCCACTTACCAGCGCGATGCGCTTGACCTTGGCTGTAACAACCGAGGGCTTTGATGTCTTTGTTGATGATGCCGTATTTGGCTACAGCGTCTGCGTCTTCGACGTATTCGTACTCAACTTCGCCAAGAGTGTCGTAGGACTGCCAAGCAACGGTGGCGACACTGTGGCGGGCTTTTTGTGATGTGCCGCTATAAACAAAAATGCCATCAACAACATTGCTTTGTCCGAGCAGATATTGCGAGTCGGTCGGTTTGTCTTGCTGGAGAACCAGCGAGCCGGCGCCGTAGTATGCGATGCCACGGAACAGGCTGGTCATCTCTTGGATAACGTTATAAACCTCGTCGCGGCTGTTAATCAGCAGGTTGCAAGAAAAGCGGGGTTCTAGGCCACCTTTGCCGTCGTCAACAAGGGCGTTGCAGTATTGGCTGATGGCGTAGAAGTCGTAGCGGTCAAGGCTGCTGGTGGGGATGCTGGCGCCGTAGCGGGTGTTGGTGAGCAAGTCCCACAAGCACCAGGCGGGATCGTTACACCAAGTTGCAGCGCCGAAGGTGCCATCCCAGACGCCGGAGTAGGTGACGCGACCCAGGTAAGTGGTGGTGTCAACGGTGGCGTTGCTGGGCAGTTGGATTTTTTGTCCGCGAATCAGGTATTTGCGGGTTGGAATTGAGTCAAATTGGCGGGAATCAAATCGCAGATAACAAAGGGCGCTGTTGGGATAGCGCAGTTTTTCGTCGAAGATCTCGGTGTAGCTGAACCAGTAGGTTTGGTTTTGGCGTTTGGTGCTGGATTCGTCGGCGCTGACGCGAATGACTTTGATGTCAACGGGGAACGCACCAGACAGCGGGATCATGTAATCACGCTGATAGCGGTTGCTGGTTTTGCCGCTGATTGTGTCGTCTACGACGGTTGTGTAGCCGCCGGCGTTGTACTGGACTTGGATGCGAACTTGGACACTGTGACCAACAATGTCGCCGTCGTCTTCGATAATCTGCAGTGATGGAACTTGCAGCGTGATGCGCACACGATCCACGTCGGAATCAGTGATGGTGCGTACAACTGGCGTGGCATTAATAACTTCGACGTTGACACCTTCTTCGCTTTCGGTGCCGATTGCGTTGCTGATGTAGCTCTGGGCTTGCGTACCAGTGCGGGTGACGACTGTGTAGCCCTCGAAATTGGCGTTGTTGGCGGCGTCGCGGACTGGTGTGCCTTCCAGATAAATGCCCTTTTCGCCGTTTTCGATGCCGTCAATTTCCCCTTCGCACAGCAGATCCAGCACACTGGCGTACTGAACTGATTGCAGCGAGTCGTCGGCTTCTGTTGGCGTGCGGCTTGATCCACCGCCACCGCCACCGCCGCCCTTGCCGCCGCCTCCACCGCCGCCGCCTCCACCACCAGCACCAAGAATCCGTGTCATATCAGTTGGTCAACATCAAGGCCGCTGGAAAGAACAGCGGAGCCGACAAATACGCGCCCGTATGCAATAGGAACTGGCAAACCCTGCTTTGCGGTGTTGACGATGCCGGAGAATGTAAAGGACTCAAACTTTGCAGCTTCACGTCCGCGTTCTGTTACTGCTGTCGATTGAACTGGGGCGGGTGAAAGTGCTTGTGCGACGCCACCCAACACAAGAGATGCGCCTAATCCGCTGAGCGCAACGCCCAAAGTTGTTAATGCACCAGCGGTGCCTGCTGTAGCTGCTGTGGCTCCAAAAATACTGGTTGCGCCAAACAGACCAGCGCCTGGCAACAAAAACGAAAGTGCAATCAAGCCGACGCCAATACCAATTTGACCACCCAAACCACCTGCACCGGCCAACACGGGAGTGATGCTAAAAACTTCACGTTCACTCCATGGACCGACAATTAACGCTGCATTTTGTTCAGTAATTTTTTCTTTTCCGAGGGTTACGCGATAACCAACGCCGTCTTTTTCGCTATCCAGCAGCCACTTTTCAAGGCCGGGAAAATTGACGCAAAGTGCCTTGAGGGCTTGGGCTGGCGTGTCGGCTTCAAACTGGAAGCGGCACTGGCCGAGCTTTTTGCGGAGTGCGCCGTAGACCTTAACGACTTTCATGCCGCAGGACTCGGGCGGTGCTCTTCAAATAATAACCGCCGTACAGATCACGGCTACTGAGTCGGCTTTGTAGGTGGTGCAGGATCAACTGGTCGCCCAAATAGATGGCGGCGTGGTTGGGTAGCGGTGATGCAAGCTGCATCAGAATCGCATCGCCGTACTGCAGTTCTTCCAGGGGGATGGGGTAAAAGCCTTCGTTGGCGAAGTTGTCTAGGTATAAATTCTCACCCCGCAGCCAGAACTCGTCACGGCGGTCGTAGTCGCTCAGGTTGAGGCCGAATTCGCGGTTGTACCAGTCGCGGCACAGGCTGTAACAGTCCACAATCCCGAAGACAAACTCGCGTCCCACGTAGGGGAGTTCGAAGCCGCTGGGTTCGCAGTAGCCCCACTGCTCAGTTTGCGGGTTGATGATGTGCCAGGGGAGCCCGGATTTTTCGCAGGCAACACGGTCGGCTTGGGATGGGGCGTGGTTTGTTTTGGGGTGGCTATGCACCACGGCCACGATTTCGCCCTGTTCCTCGGCGGCAACGTAGTCGGCAGGATCCAGTACAAAGTGCTCGTCTGGTGTTTCGGCCATGTTGCGGCACGGAAAATACCGCTTGCGGCCTTTGACCACGGCGACCAAGCCGCAGGATTCCCTTGGAAATTCCGCCTTGGCGTGCTCCAGGGCAGCCTCTTGGATGGATTTGCTGAGTTTCATTGGGTCAGGCCAGCGCCTGGGAAGGATCCAAAGGGCAACTCGGCGGTTTCACCGAAACGCAGCTTGCAGGAGCTGAGGCGTTTGCCGCATTTGTCCTGCGCCAGTATGCCCACCACGTTGTCGTTGATGTCCCAGTAGTTGTTTCCGGTATAGCCGCACTCGGTGCTGCGGTATTTCCATTGGCAGATGTTTGCGATGATTTGGCGCTTGGGCAGCATGACGCCAGCCAGATCAAATTTGCTGGCCAGTTCGAAGCTCACCGAGTCGCGGTTTTCGCTTGCCTTGCGGTCTACGTACCAAACCTCATCGGGGAATTTGGCGTTTGGATCGGCGGCAGTCTCGCCATCTAAGTATTTCTTCAGGGTGCGAATGCGTTTGACCGTGGCGCCACCAAGGTCATTGCCGGGTGTGGTGGCGTTGACCAGCAACAGCAGCGTGGTCATCGTGCCATCCAAGTTGCTGATAGTCAGCGTGGGGCGCGGCAGGGTGCCTGTGTTGCTGTATTCAAAGCCCTCGGCCTTAACGGGCAGGCGGGTGTAAGTATTGCCGTTCCAGGTGATGTTGCCGGTGACGTTGGCGTTGCAGCCGTTGTGCCAGCGGTAGGTGTCGCTGCTGCCGTGCAGGGTTGTATCCAGGGTCATCTCAAATAGTTCGATGATGGCGCTTGGATTAATTGCTTGTAATTCACTGTTTAATGCGTAATCGCTTTCGCCTACGGCGTAGCCATAAACCCAATAGCCTTCAGCAACATAAAGGTTTTGATCGGCCATTATTTACACCTCATCAAACCCATTCAAGTGAGACTGCCAAGCCGCGAACAACGGGGTCGGCAACGGCATCACCACCTTGCATGGCGACGCGGAAATAAATGTCCGTGCCAACAGCGCCAGCGGGGAGCGTGATCCAGCTTGTGACTTTTGTACCGGTAGAAGCAAGCGAAATTACATCACTGCCGCTGCCACTACCGATTGTCGTCCAAGTCGTAGTATCTGTGCTGTATTGAAGAAAAATAATGGGCGTATTAACGCTGGCCGATAAGGTGGCAACGTAACAATTTAGGCGAATTCTGTTAAATCTATTTGTCGTTGTTACCTCAAACCATGAAAAACCAGTGGAACTGAAATCTGACAGAGCAACTGCTTGGTTAGTCAGCGTTGTGGTGCCAGCAATAAAAATAGTTTGAGACGCATTGTTCAAGTTGGTGAAGTTGGCATCCACCTCAGCGTGGGTAAGGGGTGAACCCTTGCCGGCTCTGGTAACGATGGTGCTCATGGGTGGTCTCCTGTACTAGTAGTTTAAGGTTCGAAAACCTGGCGGAAGGTGGCCGTAATGGTATTCACATTGGCGTAACGCAGGTCACGCGACCAATTTTCAACAACCCACTTGTAGGCCGTTGCTTCGTCCAATGGCGTCCAATCAAAGCTGGCATTGTCAGCAGCGCGTGCATCAAAGAACGCCTCAATGGCATCGGCGTCCGTGCTGTCCTTTGCCGTCCAAGTTAGATCCCAAACGCGTGGGTTTTGATTCAACCCGTAGGTCAGTCTTTGCTCGTAGCCATCACCAAACTGCACCTTGCGGACAGCAGGTTGGCTTTTGCGTGACGCACCGAAATCAGGCGTTGTACCGCCGGTGCTGGTGCCAACCGTTGCATCGTTGAACGTAGCCATTAGGCGAGCAAGCCTCCAGGACGCTTCTGCTTGATCAGTTCTTGTTGAACAGCAAGACCGATGACCTTGCCGAGTTGACCGGCTTGACCAGGATCGCCTTCAACATTAGAACCGCTGGCATCAACATTCACGTTGACGTTGACGCCACCAGCACCATTCTTCATCGTCACAGGGATTGTGCGACCGTCAGGAAGGGGCACGTAAGCCTCAGGGCGGCTACCTTCGCCAAACATGGCAAGCTGCGGGCTAGAGGCAATACCACCGGCTGCATAACGGCGAAGCTTGAGCGGACCGCTACCGGTCATGATGCCGCCCATGGCAAACCCAAAACCGCCAGTGAATGCCAAAGGATTAAAGCCAACGCCGCTGGCATTGAATTGAGAAACATTGGCAAGGGGTGAGCCAAGAGAAGATGCAGCCGCTGGACCAAAGCCAATTGCGCTCATGATGCTCTTCAACACAAATTGCTGAATAATCATGCGGGTGGTGTATTCAAGAATCTGCACAGCAAATTCGCGGAAGTTATATGATCCATTGACCATCAACGAAACAATTGAATCTTCAACGCCTTTGATACCGCGCAGACTAAGCTCAGCCATTGCGTTTCTAACGGTGCCAACGTTGTCGGCGTAACCACGCAGCCCATCACCCAAACCAGCAATGGCATTGTTGTTGTATTCAAAAGCGCGAGTCATCGCATAGGTTTGATCCGTGATGGCAATAAATGTGTCGGACAAGCCTTGCCAGTAATCACTCATCTTTTGCGCAGATTCACCTGCGGCAAGATTCATCTGACTTTCATTTAGGTCATCAATCGCTTGGACGAGAGGTGCAACGTTCAGATCGCCACCAGCTTCTTTGTACGCCTTGGCAAGATCAAAAACCTGCTTAAGCAGTTGGTCAGTTTCTTTATTTGCCGAACGAACTGCTTTGGTGTAGTTATTTTCAAAAGCCTCAAAAGCACTGCCACCAAGTAGTCGAGTTTCCAGTGAGACATCCTCGGTTGTTTCTCGTATTTTTCTAAGAAATTGTTCGCTTTTGCGATAAATATCATTTCTTTGTTCAGCTAATCGCGCCTGCTGTTTTGCCGCTTTATCTGTTGCGGCTTGACTGGCAGCTCCACCACCAGCTTCACCGGCGCCAAAACCAGCACCTGCCGCCCCGCCACCAGCGCCTCCCTTGGGAATGCGCGAACGCTCTTCTCGCAATTCTTTTTGCAATTGCGTCAAAACGCCACGACGGCGTGCAGTCATGGAATCCGCTGGTCCGGCGACTAAAGCTGATTGGTCGCGAATTCTTCTTTCTAAATCTGCGATGCGTTCGGGATCATAAAATTTCATCCCAAAGAAACGCGCTAACGCATTTGCAGCCCTGGTAATCGCAGCAACAATATCAGCAAAAATTGTTTGAAATGCCGCACCAATAGGGGCAAGAAGACGACCGACGCTTTCGCTTAGTTTGGACAGTGAAGCTTGCAGTCTGTCACCAGCGGATTGCGGTCCACGAGCAATAATTTCCGCGTTTTTGCCGTACTGCTTGAATAGTTCCTCTGCAAATTTCATAAAGTCTTGCAGGGTGACGCGACCGTCCTCAAGAGCCTTGTCCAACTCTTTAGGTGTCATGCCAATGCTCTTAGCAAACAACGTAAATGCACCGGGTAGTCGCTCACCAATTTGCTGGCGCAGTTCTTCAGCCGATACCTTGCCTTTGCTGAACACCTGAGCAGTAGCGCGAAGAGCTGCATCAAGATCTTCAAGACTGCCACCAGTGCCACGGATACCAGCAGCAATGCCAAGAAATGCTTTTTCAGCATTTTTTACGTTGCCACCAGCACCAATAACAGATGCCGATAGCTGCGTAAATTGACGGGTGATAAGTTCTTGTGGAATAGCAAGTCGCTGACTTGTTTGATAAATAAAATCAAGACCTTGTTGGTACGACGCAGCATCTTGAGTGATTAATTTCAGAGCAATTCTTTGCTTTTCGATGCCAGCCGTATAACTTGCCAGACCAGCTACTTGCTGACCCATCATTCCAGCTTGAGCGCCAATGGCACCACCGGCAGCCATGCCAGCAACGCCAAACGGTGCGCCAGCCAATGCGCCAACAGCACCTAGCGGACCGCCAAAGACGCCAGCAGCAGCAACAGTGCCCACGCCTTGGGCGATGCCCTTGAAGCGACCAGCATTGCCAGGCTGCAGTCGCTTGAGTTGCGCTTCTAGCTTCGCCGCCTCAGCATTTGCCTGTTTAAATTCATCGCTCGCAACATCAACACTATTTGCAATCTCACGCCAAGTATTTGCATAACCGCGAAGGTTGTTGATGCTTTGCGTTGAAGTTGCTTGAACCTTCCGCAGTTCTGAGGATAATTCTTTGAAATTTACGTTGGCAGCAGAAGTTTGCTGGGCAAGACTTTTTACGCTGCTTTGAAGCCGGGTGAGTTGTTGATCACCTTGCTGCTTGATCCTGATTAGCAGTTCAGTGACTTGGCTCATTTGCGGCTCGCATTCAAAACGGCAAGGGCAGCCATTTCCATCACCTGCACGCCTTCAAAGATGGCAACAGGATCCTT